ATTTTATTAAAAATAGAAAACAGTCCATAAAAGAAAGATGGACTGAATTAAAAAAAGATAAAAATATTAAAAGGAAAAAATGGCTTAAGGAAGTGAAAAATACCTATATTAAAGACGCTTGTTATTCTGTCAGAAATATTTTAGAAGAACAAATCTCTCAAAATCATAAGAATAATTCAGAAATAACGGAACAAAATATTATAAAAAAAATCGAAATCGTTATTAGAGAATTAATGAGAGATTATACAGACAGATTCGCAGAACCAAGTAATATAACAGATAAAGCTACTATAGGATTTAAAGTAGCATCTGGCGGGAAAAAGAGATTAATTAAAAATATGATTAAATCACACCTACCCCACATAGGTAGTGATATCCTGCTCAGTCTTAAGTCTGAAGAGCTTAATAGACTTAACCACATTGAGAAATTACTCCAACAGCATAGAACAATATTAAAATTACATGTGGAATCTATAAATGCTCCTAGTCTCAACCAAGATTTATTAAAGAAAAAAATAGCATCCCTTGAATTAGATCTTGACGAAACAGAATTTTTCCTTAAAGAAGAAAATAAAGATAAAAGTGGTCTCACAGATAAGCAAATTCTATCTGAAATTAAAATTATTAAAAGCTACATAGCAGAGCTTAAATTAGAGCTCAAGCGGCAGCAGGAGTTTAGTGCTGCAGGTAGCTATCATATCCAGAAAGAATCAAAACTTACTGAGAGAAGGAAAATCCTGAATGAATTAAATAGCTTCAATCATAAGAATGAATTTTTTGAGTTTGAAGCTAAAACTCCAACAAGCTTCTTTCACAAATTTAAACTAGATGTTTTTACTCTTAATAAAGATGAATCTTTTGAAGATGGTTTAGAAAAACAAATAATTAAACAGAAATTAAGAAGTAAAAGTGAGAAGCAAAGATTAAGAGTCAAGAAAATTAAAACCTTCCAAATAAATTCAGATATTAAAGAGATTAATAGAAGGTTAATCACCTTAGAACGGATATTAAAGTCGAAAAAGGAAGATATAGACAATCCGTCCTTTAATTGGTCAGAGTTCAATGTTGAGAAATTATCAGCTATCATTATATCCAAATATAAAAAAGAAATGAACTGCAATGGAATTATATGCGAGTTCAATGCAATACCCTCACGAGGAAATAAAGTCCGAGGCATCACAATAGGTGATTTAGGCCAAGATATATTATTATCAGGACTTAATAAACATATAGTTAGAAAATGTAAGAGGGCAGAAATAAATATCTGGAGTCTCCCTGGCAAAAGCCGAAAAGAATCTTTTATAATTAAATTAAAGGAGATCTTGCTAAAAGATAAGCTGATTGATACATACCTCGTAAGTATTGATATGGACAAAGCCACTGATTTTATAAAAAAGAAATATATTAATTTAATTATTAAAGAAATCTCCAAATATGTAGCCGACCCCCTTGAAAGGGAAGAACTACTAATGATGTATAATATATATACAATGGCTAATGGAGAATTCTTTTACGAAGAACGAGGAATTGGAATGGGCTTGACCCTGTCCTTCGCAATTATGTCCATACTTAACTATATCTGTTCTGACACTTCTAATAAAATAATAACACAAAATAAAATTGTCAAAACGGATATGTGTGAAATGGGAGATGACGGCGAGGGCTTATGGAATATGCAAGAGGTAATCTCTTACTCTGTTAATTGCACCGAAGTTGGATTTAAAATTAAAATAGAAAAAACTCATATACATCCAACAAAAGGTGTCTTCTGTGAAGAATTTATTAGAATTAAAAGATCGAAGAAACCGGAAGTTTTTTTTGAAAAGAAAATTAATGCCGGATGCTATGTTCAAGATGAAGCATGGACATTTGATAGGGTATCTTCGACAGCAGAAGAATGGAAACGTTCAGGCTATGAAGCCAAGAATGTTATCAGAGAAAGATATAGAACGGATCCTGATGTTAGAAAAATGATCAGAGAGAGAATAGACGTCGACACATTATTTGAAATGGAAATTCTTACTAAAGAAGAAAAGAAAAAAATAAAGTACAAGTGCGAGAATATGAAAGGATTATTCGTCCTTAAAAAACAGATGAAATTTGACGATATATCAAACATATTTCATACACTTGGCGGTCGACACCTCAATGCTAATGATTATAATTTACTAAACTCTTACTCAGTAACAGATAAGTTAATGAGATCAGGTAAAATTTATGATAGTTATAAGACTAAAGAGTTTAGGGCCGTCTGTGAGATTAAAGATGATGCCGAAAGAAAATTGAAAGTTAAAGAATGGCAAAAGAAATATCGAGGTGATGTAAACACTTTAATCGACCAGATTAAAAATCTTAACAATCGTATCTTAGAAGCTGCCGAGGAATCGAAAGAATTAACTTATGACTCGGTCAACCGAAGAATAATTAATAGTCTAAAATACGAAAGAAGAAGAGAAGATTATATTCAAGCAAGAATAGGCGCTGGAAAAAGTGTTTATAAAGGGCCTATGGATGTTGGTACATTCAATGAGCTTAACAGGTTTATAGATCGTCGCGATTTAGTTTACG